TAAGGGTTATGAAGTTTTAAGACAAAATGATGTATGTATAGTCTATAAAATACATCAATCTACGATTAGACTAAATATTGGTAAGGATGGATTTATTTCCTCTGTAATAACTAATCATAGTTTAGACAGAGTTTTAGTAAATAAACGTCTATGTCCAAGTGCTTTACTTCGTTATCTCAAACAAACTTCTGTAATTAACTTTTTAGAAGAAAGTAAAAATTAGTAAAGTAAAACACTCTAGAGGTTCTAATTATGTTTCTGAAGAGACTTAGGTCAGTATGGCATGTTACGAATACCTTAGACCCAGATATTGACTATTACTATGTTTCTGAACAAGATGCTGATGAATTTATCAATAAATGGATTGATGTAACTTTACCCGCTGACCACCCTTATAAAATAGGAACTAAATGGTGGATCGCTAGTTGGGATAAAGAAGTACAGGCTACAAGAATCCTACAAGTAACAGTTACTGACATTTCTACTGAGTTTTTAGAGTATGATGAATATCCTGTTATTTACTCTCGTATTATCCTTGATGATGATACCTATATTTCAGCCATACTCAATGATGAAAGTCGCCCTACTGTAGAGAAGGCACTTGCTTCTGTTAGCCTTATACTAAAAACCTCTCCCGAAGAGTTTATTCGTTACCCTCAAAATGATTAAATTACAACAACTTACTTGGAAAGATTTATTCTCAGAGGATGTTCCTTTACACGATTACATCCTCACTCCTAATTCTGAAAACTTTCTGGATGTTCTTGAAGAACTTAAACAAGCTAAAGTAATTGCTTTCGATATTGAAACATTTGGTAAAGAGTCTTGGATGGCACTTTACCCATGGAAAGGTAAGATTCGATCTTTTCAGATTGGTCTATCTTCAGGTAAGGTAATTATTATTGATTTAGGTGGATGGGAGAGCCAAAGAGATAAGACTACGAAAGAGAGGGTTAATGAACTAGATGACCTAACTAAGGAGACCTTACAAGTTCTAGAAGAAAAACTATTCGCTAAAGACGTAAACGTTTTAGGAGCAAACCTACTCTTTGATGCTACGTTTGTAAGAGTTCATCTTGGTTGGGTTATTCGTAGTTGTAGGGATGTAATGATTATGTCCCAAGTTCTTTGGGGTGGTGTTGGTGCTGAAAAGAAAGGAACTACAAGCATTTGTCTATTACCTCATAGTTTTGGTGCTATTGCCAAACGAGTAGGTATAGATATTAAGAAAGGATTTGGAGGAAGTAATTGGGGTTGGAATCTATCTAATAGTCAGATTAATTATCAAGCTGAAGACGTATATTACCTATTTCCTGTATATGAACGTCTTAAGTCTCTAATTATTCAAGATGGTTGTATTTTTTCAGCTTATGTGGAATGTCAGGCTGTTACTGCATTTGCTGAGATGCAATATCAAGGATTTCCTGTTGATACACAGTTAGCGCAAGAGTTTGTCGAAAAGAAACAATTAGAGGTTGATAACTATTTATCTTTATGGGAACAGGCTTTTCCTAATACACCCTATACTTCTAACCCACAAGTACTTGAGGTTCTTAATAAGATTCTTCCTCAAGAATTTCAATTAAATAGCGTTGATAAAGAGGTTCTTAATAATTTAGATACAAGTAGGTTAGATAGTATTCATAAGAATGCTATTGAGGCTCTAAAGAACCTAAGAAAAATTGAGGTTTCTAAAAAATATGTGCAAGGTATTCTGGAATATGCTTTTGATGGGGGTACAGGACGTACTTCTATCCGAACTAACTTTAACCAGATTGGACCTTCTGGTAGTGGAAGAACTACTGCAAATTCTGTAGTAAAAGGGAATACTATAGGAGTTCAATTACAAAATCCAGCTAAAGATATCCGACATCTTTTTCGACATACTAATCCAGATAAAGTCTTATTTACTTATGATGCTTCTGGTTCACATATGCGTATTGCTTCTCAATATGCTGCTAACTATTGGAGGTCAGAAGGACATAGTGAAGAAGAAATTTCTGAGATGCTTATCGTTAAGCTTTTTAGAGATGACTATGATGGACACTCTGTATTTGGAGTAGATATTGCAAATCGTCTTTTTGGTAAGAATTGGACTGCTGAAGAGTTCATGAAAAAACGAAAAGAGAGAGATGTAGACGGAAATCCTACACCTGATGCAGAACTCGTAAATTTTTGTAGGGAGAAAGGAAGTAAACCTGGTTTTTACTCCTGTATTAATGGTGCTGGACCAAACAAGAATCATAGCACTCTAGTAGCAAATGGTTTCCCTTGTACGGCTGAAGATGCTAAATACATTACTTCTCGTTTGGAGTATCACCATCCTGGTCTTCTTGGTTTTATTAAGTCTCGTCCTGCGGTAATTAATTCTTTTAACATTGTTTTTCCGTTTGTTGATAGGAATGGAAATTCTATGAGTAACCAAGAATACGGTTATGTTAAATGTTTATCAGGGAGAAGACAGTATTTTAAGAAAAGACCTTTACAGGTATATGACAAAGATCGAGGTGGCTTTGTAGAAGGAGAATATAAGAGAGATAGAAATGGAGAAATTATTAAAGAATGTAACTTTACTAATGCTGTAGCGGCTCACTGGTTGCTTGTAGAAGCGGACATTATGAAAGATGTTACTTGGCAATTACAGGATATTTTTTTCGACAATCCAGAATGGGGTGCTGTAATTTTTAACATGGTTCATGATGAAATTAATGGCGAATGTAATCGAGAGTATAAACAGATTGTAGGTGAAACTATTCGGGGAGTCTTTCGAGATTGTTTCTCTAAATGGGTCAAAGTAATTCCTGTTTTAGATGAAAAGTTTGAAGAAGACCCATGTTGTGGCTTTATGGAAAGTTGGAAAGAAAAATAGGAGTAACATATGTCTCTTAATCGTTATGCTGTGATTTCTGACATTCATCTTGAATATCGGTCGAAAGAAAATGTAGCTTCTGTCTTAAATTATTTATCCGGACAAGAAGGAGACGGTATCTTTGTTGCTGGAGATGTTTGTCCCGTTGTTCAAACAGAGTTATTTGAAGACTTCTTTAGAGCCTTATATGGTTTTACAGAAGTATTCTATGTGCCAGGAAATCATGAGTATTATGGGACTTCACTATCTGAAGGGGAAGTTTTAATTAAGAATTCTTTAAGTAAGTTTTCAAATGTTAAAGCTTATCTATCAGACTCTAATTATCTTCTAAACTATTACGCTATTGGTAGTAGTTTTGATCTACTGGCTACGACTCTTTGGTATAACCCGGATAATCCAGATGTCTATTTGCTGCAAAGTAATCTAAATGATTTCAAATACATTTCTAATACAATTCAAGATTTTACCCAATTAAGTAATGATATTCTTTCTCGTATTGACCGAGAATATCTGAATGCTCCTTATGTTCTTCTTACACATCATTTACCTTATACACAGTGTCTACATCCAAACTACAGAAATGACAGACTTAACTGTTATTTTGTAAATGATTTAAGTAAAGTACTAAGCCAATATCCATTAATCGTAATTCATGGACATACTCACTTAGGGAAAAGTCATTATAAGATTAACAACTCTCATAGTTATGTAATCTGTAATCCACAACCCGATAAAGATATTGAACTAGAATGGTTTACTCTAAATGTATAAAATTTTAGATTATTTCCCTAAGGCTAAATTTTTACAGACTTATGCAAAGACATCAACTTATGATTTAGATAAATTAAAGCCTATCACTCCTATAGATATTACAGAATATTCTTCTTTGTGTATCTATGTTCTTTATCAAATTTCTGATAACTTTGAGTATCTATTAGTATTCTATGGGTTTTCAAATTCTTTTATTTATTTTCAAGACTATGAAGCGGTAGACTTAAATAAGTTTTATGCTCCTTGGCGTACATTACATAAGGATTATCATACTAGTGATGCTGATGATGCAATATCTTTTTTTCTAAGATATCTTTTTACACAAGGAAAGCTTGATAAGCTTAAGTTTTTTGAAGAGATAAAACAAAATATAGAAATATATAAAGGTCATTCAAATGAACACAATAATAGATTTGCAGATTATACTGATAAATATTTTTCTTATTTCCCTAATTTAGCTCAATATATACCTAACTTCTTGGGCCTAAATTGGAAAAAACTTCCACATCATTGGGATAGTTGGGAAGCATTTTTTAACAAAACAGATTCTCTTTCCATTCATATGTATTCTAATCCTAATATTCCTGTATCTTTTGGTTTTGGTACAGATAAGGATTTTATTACATATGATGCTGTATTTTACTCTTACGATAAGGGGAATATTGAAGAAGAAGTTTTTGTTTCTAGCTTTAATACTTGGTTAAATAAAATGCTCTTACAACTTCCTTTTGAGTCCTTAAAAAGACTCATTTCTGCAACATACTATTAGGAGTGATTATGAAGGGTACATCTCTCTTTAAGTTTTGTGTTATTCGTGCTATTTTTCTTACTATAGGAACTATTCTTTGTGCACATCTTCTAGGTTCTCCTCCATCAGTATTTCAAGGAACTTTACTTTATATTCTTTGGATTATTGCCTTAGCAACAATTAATCACGTATAACTATGAATAAGAAAAAACAGAAAAAGCTTGAATCTAAAGGTTAGAAAGTTGGTACAGTAAGTGAGTTTTTAGATTTAACAGAAGAAGAGGAAAAATTAGTAGAAAATATGTTAATTCGTTATAATCTTTTTGAAAAATTCTTATTTGGTTTTTCTTTAATGCACGTTTGCTATTCTTATTGGTTTGTGTTGATTTTTACTGCACCTTATAATAAAGAATTAACAACTTATTTCTTTGATTTTTTATGTATAGGATAAAGGTGAAGTTCTATAACAAGCCAATTCATTTACCAATAGCAGCTAAAGTTTTTCCAAACAATATTGTTGAATTTACTGTTCCAGATCATACTGATTTAGATAAATTTATTAATCTAGTAGAATCTTGGGATAAGTCCGGTAATAAACCCCATGTAGAGGTAATTCAATATGAGTGATAAAAAGAAAGACGACAAACCAAAGAAAGTAACTTGTAGTGCTTGTGGTGGGAGTGGCAAGATTGAATTACTTGATAGTAAATTGAATAGTCGTTGGGCAACATGCCCATATTGTAGGGGAACAGGAGAAATTAATGCTTAATCTACTACTATCTTTAACTTTTACTTTTTCTAAACCAATCTTTTGGGATTCTTACATTTGTGATAATGCTACGACTCTTTGTTTCAAAGTCACAAATCTTCCTATTACTTTTAATTACTGCTCTCCTTGGTTTCACCCTTATATGGGAATTAGCGTAACCTGTGATGGTGTGAGAAGGTCTTTTAGTTCTATGGCCTATAGATATCATCCTCAAATGTATTTACCTGAAGGGCATCAGACTCTAGTAGTTGATTGTACTAAGGAAGATTTCAATTTTGACTAAAGAAAAATTAAGAATTAGCATAGAACCTTATGCAGAAGGTTATCTTGCTATCTGTGGAAATACATCTGATCAAAGCTATGGGGGAAACAAAAACAGAGGCTCTTTTGAACCTCTGTGTTATTTTAGCTAACCTATCATATTATCGTCTTTTTGATGGTTACATCTTAACCAATAGTGATGTCTCTAGTCTTTGACTTATCTTTTTCGACCGTTACTCGTAGAATCCCATCCTCATATTTAGCTTCAATCTTTTCTTTACTTGCATTAGTAGGAAGAGGATAAGTTAAAGAAGTAGTGTAGACTTTGATAATAAGTCGAGTATCTTCAAGACTAATCTTGATATTATCTTTGCCTACACCAGGAAGAGATAAACGTAAGGTGTAAGATGATGGGTTTTCTCGAAAGACAGTGTAACCATAGTCAGTTAGTAGATTAAGTAACATAAAAAATCTCCTTTAAGCTTTATATTCAAATCTTATTAAAAATAAGCGATGCGATGCAAGTAGAAAAATCCGAACCTAGTTATGAAACTTTGGTAAATGTTCTTTGTACCATATTGGATGGCCTAGAATGGTATGACTTAATGTCTTACACTGGTTTATCTGAGTCTTATTGTAAGAAAGTTTTTGAAATTCGTAACTCAGTACAACATCTGGAAACATTAAATGTTAATTAAACCTACTTACCGGGCTATTCACCAACCTATTCCTGAGTCTTCCGTTATTTATGAAATTCGACTTGGTTTATTTGATATTGATATTCTAGAAAGTCTTCTATTCTTTGAATACGAAGTTGAGGAATTCTGTATTACTTACAATCCTTCACCAGAGGCTGAGATTATTGACTTAACTCTTCCCTACATTGTTCACTTCATTAGTTGTCTAGCTTGGGAACCAGTACATCAAGTTAATGACTTTCTGAGTGAATTTCGGTATAACTTTCGTGCTTGGTATGAATTATTGTTTGTCTACAAAGAAGATGATATTCATGCGAAGACACACTTTATGAACCAAATTAGCAATGTACCTCTTGATCTAACAAGTGAAGCATTTCAATGGTTACAACAACGTTGGGTGGAAGAATGGGAAGAAGAGAAAGATGATGCTTGGACCTAAGTAATGCTATAGTAATAAGTGCGGGTGAGTGTAGCGGTTGACACGTCAGGCTCATAACCTAGAAGATAAGAGGTTCGACTCCTCTACCCGCCATTTCATAACACAAATACAGAATAAATATCTATGGATATTACAGCATTTTTAATTGCTCTAGCTTTGTCCTATTTTTGGTTGTCTCTTTGTTCTAAGGGGGGTAAGAAAGAAGATAAGAAAGCTAAATATGTTCCTTGGTTAAAGATTGATCGTATTGAAGGTAAATAAAATGACAACAATCATTTTTTTCAAAGTTATTAAGAGTTCTGATACTCCTAGTCCTGGTACTACTTATGGTACAGGCTGGCTAAAGATTGAACTTATTTTCTCTGACTCTACAGATTTCTTTGACAAGTATCTTCCTGATGTCTCAATTGGCGTACTCGCTTATTTTGATCGGGAACATACTTTACCCGTATCAAATCCGATTGATAATTGGCCAAATATTGTTTATACTACGGCTGACCAATGGGATATCTTAGTTAAAGACTCTGATGGAGACTATGTATATAAGGAATATGTACAAGTAAATGAATTCACTACTCCAATTATTGATTTCTTAACTGCTAATGAAGGTAAAGAAATCTCTTGTTCCCTTCTTCTTCGATTGATTCAAAGTTTACACGTTTGGCTTGACTAAAATGACACGACATCCTTTAGACCCTACTTTGGTTATTGATAAGGTAAAACTAATTGAGGGTGAAATTATCCATGATTCGTATTACCAAGAAATTGAAGGGAAAATTATTGAACGTCTTAAAGCTTTTCTAGAAGACGGTTTTACTCATATTAAACGAGACCGTAATGATGAAGGCTATCTTATTGCTAATTATCGAAAAGAAAATGAGCTTGAACGAAAATTTCGTTTAACTCTACAAGAAGAACATTCTAAACTTCTTAAAGAACGTCGATATCAAGATTATCTACGATTAAAGAAGGAGTTTGAAAATGAAAGTAGTGATTGATGACAAGGCAGTTGACATCTTTGAAGTTCTTACGAATTCTTTTTGAAGGTTCAACAGTTTGAAAAAAGTATTACTACTTATGAGGTAAATTATGATTAAAGAACTCAAAGGATTATTAGACTTTGCCCATGTTGCTTGTTTACGGTTAGAACCTGTTAATACTTTAGGAGGTTATTCTTTCCATGTACATATCAGCAAATCTTATTACTTCTTTTACATGGCTAAAGAAGGAGAAAGTTTAGAAGATACTATTAAAACTTATCTCCAACTAAATCAAGCAAACCTAAATGAAATCTATAAACTTAATCATTGGTTTATTGACACTTGTGTTGATATGGGTTGGCTTACTCGAAAAGAAACTATTGAACATTTTCTTGCTGAGGGTTAAATGATGCCTACATTTTCTTTCGACCTAGAAGCTGTTGGGTTTTTAGAACAATTACAAATTTCGATGCATTTTGGTTTTAATGGTAATACTGACCATGATTACCTACTTTACCTTTATACACCGACTCATGCTCCTATTGGGGAAATTTATTTTACAGGTCAACCTATTACTGTAAAGAAACTTGCTAATGCTATTCTTTCAGAATTAACTTCTGAGTATATTAGTGCTCTTGAGAAAGATGCTGCTAATATTGAATTTCTTGAAGGTTTATGCAGTCTGTGTTTACTTAAGAAGAAGACCACATATTATTTATGTCATCAGTAAGCGACGATTTTGATGCTCTTATGTATCACTTAATTGGTATGCCTGAGGTTATAATTCCCGATTTTCTAGCTCGTTTTAGTATTATTACGGGTTGTAGTTTTCGAGTAGGGTATGGACAAAGAGACTATCATCTTTTTTGCATGATTCCTGTAGGAGATAGAAAAGAGAATATTACGTTTGTTATTGATTTAGATGAAATCTTTAGGGATGACGGAGAGACAGTTCTTTCTCTAGTTGTTGAAAGAGAAGTCTTTGATGAAGCTTTCAAAAATGATGGTCTACCTTTACTGTATTCACTAAAGAATGCAAGTGATATTCTTAAAAATCTGTACCAATTTGGTCTAATTACATTATCTGAGTGGAACAAATATGCTTAAATTGCCGAAAGAATCTATTGCCCCTGTGACTCTAGAGCCTCGCTTTATGCTCCTTGCGGGTAATAAAAAAGGAGGTAAGACAAGTGCTTGTTTACAACTTCCTAATAGTCTTCTTATTGACCTAGAAGATGGAGCAAGTATTTTTGGAGGAATGTATCTTAATCTCGTAAAAGAGCTTCAAGAGATTCGACAGACTGATAAAAATAAAGGTTTAGGTAGTCTTTATATGGACTATGCAAAAGAGATTGCTAATGCAAATCTTGAGAATAAGAAACCTATTTATGACTTTATTATCATCGACAATACATCTGTATTAGGTGAGCTAGCCTCTGGCTTGGCTTTAGTAATGTATAAAAGTACCCCTCTTGGTAAGAACTTTCAGGGTACAGATGTTACGACATTGCCTAAAGGTGCTGGATGGAATTGGTACAAGAAAGCTTTTCTTACCCTAGCCTATGCTTATAAGTCCTTAGCCGGTAAATGTGTAATCCTTCTTAGTCATACTAAAAATACAGAATTATCTGTAAGTGGTTATGGAGAGTTTCATATTCTTGATTTAGAGATTACAGGCTCAAGTAAACACACTATCCTGAGTGATACTGATACTCAAGGTGTTCTCTTTCGGTCGAAAGACAAGACCGAGGATGGAAAACTACAAAACATCATTACATTCCGTAGTCGTGATGATGGGGATATTATGGGATGTCGTATTCCTTACCTAGCAAATAAAGATATTGTAATTTCAGATTTTGATCCTGAGACGTATGAACTTCGTACCTATTGGGAACGAATTTTTCCTTCTATTAAAAATTAGTAGAGGTTTTTTATGATTAAGATTGAAATTGAAGAAAAGCTATTTAACTTTCTTACCGAAGCTAATTTATATTATTCTTTTCATCATGATACGGAAAACAAGGATTACATCTTAAAGATTGAACTAAATCTTGGGGATACTCTAGAAATTAGCCATTCTAACTATACCTTAGGCTTTAACTTTACTTGGGAAAGTTTTGTTTGGGATTTTAAGGAAGTTTATAAGAAAGACTATAAGTTTGAGCGACTAATTAGCTATGCAGATGATAATTTGAAAAATACTTTAACCTCATATGGTCTTATCCATCTAGTAAAACGTTATGACTATGAACTAGTCTAAGACATAGTAGTTTATACCCCTTTAATTAGGGGTTTATTTTTTTCCAATGACATATACAAGAATTGAAACTGACTTTTATGACGACTTAGATAAAAGGAGTATTCTAATGGTTGATAACGTAAGAGACCATGTTCTTAAAATTCTCACAGATGAAAACATTTCTGTTGAGGCAAGAAATAAGTTAATTGAAGAACTTGTAGAAGAATTTGAATTTCTTCAGACGGAAGTTTTTTATGTGCTAAATAACTTTGACTATGCAACAGAAGACCATATTCGTAAGAGAATGAGAGATACATTAGCTTTAGATGATTCTAATGCTGACTTATTTGAATCAGATACTCTAGAAAATTTATTGTCTATTCTTTTACAAGATTTACAAGATAAAAGTAAGATTACTATTGTTAAATTACTTCCACAGTATTCTAAACCTATTCATTTAGTATTTCCTGGGAATTGTACAGTAGTAATTAACGCACGTTCACATAATCTTGATGATGAAGATGAAGATTGAAATTGAAATTGACGATAAAATTCTTACTTTTCTAGAAAGTATGAATCATGAGTATTTTGATTTTATTCTTGCAGTTCGTTATCTCCAAAAAGAACCTCTGCGTCTAGCAAGAATTTCTATTTACGACGAATTGATTAATTTACCGACTAATAACCTTACATGGAATGATTTTGTTGAAAGTTACTCTGAACGATTGCAAGTGAATGCCCCTTACCTAACTGATCTTTATACAACTCAACAATTAAGAGTTTTAGAAACTTACAATTTTATTACTCCTATTAGTGAACCTCAATATAAAGTAAATACCTACAATGAAGAAAATTCAATTTGAGATTGATGAGAAAGTTCTTGAGTTTATCCGGGATTGTGATTGGGACTTAAGTATAGATTCGGATTATAAAATCAGAGTTACAGATTGTGATGCTGAACACGTTCATACTAGTGAACAACCTCTTATTCTAGGTTGGAAAGAATTTAAGAAAAGCCTTATTGAATATGTCAAAGATTGTGGTGATTTTTTAGACCTTGATGAAGATGCTCTTGATACTTTAGTAGAAGAAGGTATTCTTAAAGGTTCTTGGCCTGACTACTCTTTAGGAGACTTAAATGTTAGTTGACGAAAAAATTCTTAGATTTATTTGTAACTTACAGGGTTATAAAGCAACAGTAAGTTATAGCTTTGGTGATATTGCTGATATCCCTCTTTATACCTTTGGTATTCCTGACCTCAATTTCCATGCAACTATTCTTGCGGGTAAAGATTTTACATGGGAACATTTTAGAGATTCTTTTGACCTTTTCTTAAAGTTAGAAAAAACTAATTTTACAGAAAAACAAATAAAGTTCTTACAAGAGGAAGGATTTATTGTGGGTGATTTTAAGTTAGCAAGAGATTCTGTAATGAGTCTTATTAAAGAAACAAATACGTGTATTGAAAATGCTAATACTCGAATTCTAGAAGTATTACAAGATAAATCAATTCCTTTAGAAATACGATGGGAGTTATTTGAAAAATGGCCTATTGAATGGGGGACTCAAGCTAGTTGGGTGGTTCAGTATGAAAGTTTTGATCCTGAGTTAGAGGAATATAATCGATTTGAGGTTATAGACCCAACCATTGAAGAAACAGAATCAGAAAAATCTTCTCTTTGGAAAGAAGAAATTCTAGAGAAAGGTTATCGTAGTTTTATTTTTGATTAAGTAGGAAAGTATGTACGGAAAAGATTTTTATTACACGGGTTTCAAAGATGCTCTTAAAGGAGTTGTGCAAGTATATTACTTACAATTACGGTTAAATCATACAGAAAGTATGCAAGATTGTTATGAAAGACTTTTAAGCATCTTTAGGCTTGAAGTAAATGACACTATTGATGATGGTGTCAATATGGATAAGTTGTTTGAAGGGGTTAACTATTTTGAGCGTAGACTTTGACGATAAGACAAGTGAGTTTTTATCTCATTTCCCTCACTTTAGAGTTTTAGAAGTTAAACCTGTTAAAGGTGACAGAAAGCTCATTTCTTTTAGCTTTAATGAACATTTAACTAATTATGACTACATAATTATTGATGGGACTACTATTAAATGGGAGGGTTTTGAAATTGCTGTAAGACGTATGTTATATACCAATATTCAGGCTGATTGCCTATTACCTATTTCTAAAGAAGAATTAGAAGTCTTAATTAACTATAACTTTATTGAGCCTTATAGTATCCCTGCTTATAAAGTTATGGGTGTTTATTTTGAATCTTATTCTTTTACAAATATTCTTGAGTCATAGTATCTCTTATACTATATAAATGTGTTGATTCACTTTTTACAAAAAACATGACTAATACTGCAATTACATACCCTCTAACCTCTCAGATTGTTAAAGCCCGTACTTATCGTCGAAAGGAAGATGGGTGGACTAATTTTGAATCTAATCAGCTTAATCGTCGGTTAGATTTTCTTTTTCGTATGGGAGACTATAATCCATACCATAAGAAGCTTGTAAGTGGGTTTGTTACTAACCATGTAGCGATTGATAGTGGTCGTGTAATGTGGGCTGCTGGTTCAGATAAAGAATACAACCCATTTGGTTACTCTGCTTACTACAACTGTAGTGGGATGCTGTTTACTAACCCACATGACTTTATTCGTTCCTTTAGTAACCTATTTCTTGGCTGTGGTCAGGGAGAGGTTATTATTGAGAATCTTCCTGAGTTTATTGGGTATCTTGTAGGAAGTCTGGAAGGAGATCAATTTGAGTTTCCTCTTATTAATAACGTTTTTAACATTAACTTCTCTGGATACTTTGGTGAATATGACTTTGAGCATCCTTCTTATACAGATACTACAAAGTTGTATGTAGGTGAAAATAAAATTACGATTGAGGTAGGTGATAGTCGAGAAGGTTGGGCTTCAGCTTACAACGTCCTACTTGAACTTTATACAAATGGAGTGTACTTCCTAGAGGATAAAGATAAGTATGGTATTCCCGTAATTACCTATCAGAATACATCTGATTTTCTTTCGACCAATTGTATTAATGGGTTCGATATTGATATTATTCTGAGTTCTATTCGTCCTTATGGAACCCCGATTAAGGGATTTGGAGGTGTAGCTAATCCTCTCTATACGGCTACATTCTTTACAAATATTACAAATATTCTGAATAATGCTGCTCTTACTCAAGAAGGACAATTAAATACACTTGATATTAGTCTTCTTCTTAATGAGAGTGCTGCATGGTGCCATTCAGGTGGTGGTCGTCGTAGTGCAAAGATTAACCAATTTAAGCAAGATGACACTACTGCTGATGCAAAACAAGGACTATGGCAGCAACTACCTGATGGAAGTTGGGTTGTAGATGAGAAGAAAGCTGCTCTTAAGTTTAGTAATTTCACAAAAATGTATTTTACTAAACCTACCTATGAAGAAGTAGAGAGTACTGTATCAAAGCAATTCTTCTGTGGAGAAGGTGCTATTCAGTATGTTCCTGTTGCACTGGCACGAGCAAATATTGACAAGTTTGATAACGAAACTGAAGCGATTAGTACAATCGTAAATGCCTTTGAAACAAACACTCAAAGTCAGTTATTTCTTGAAGATGACTACAAGCTTCGTTTGCATCGAATGACTCGGTTTCAGCTTAACCCTTGTGCTGAAGTAATTGGGTCTGATTTCTACTGTAATCTTTCTTCAATTCAGTTTAACCCACTAATTAACGCATACTATCGTCTTCTAGAAGAAGCGGGCACTGATGAGACTGAATCAATTTCTACTTTAACTTCCCTAATGTATGAAGCTTTTTATGCAGGTGGGATTATCGCTGCTCCTCTACTCAAACATAAGTTTGCAGATGAAAAGTTTCAGTATAGTCGAGAGGTTGACCCAATTGTCCTTGTAAGCTTCACTGAGCTATTTGAATTCTTTGCATGGCTATTCGGACCCCGTTGGTGTGAATGGTGGCTTGCAGCGCCTCCTGGACTCACTTTAGAGAACGATTGGCCTCTCACTGGACGACCTGATACATGGAAAGTTACGATTGAAGATTCCGACAAAAAATATCTGGATCGTATTCGAGAATTACATCGTTGGCTTAATGACTGGTATTTTGAACATGCTCCTTTAGTTGGAGAAGATGATGGGTCTTACCCTCAATGGGGTCCAGTCGTAGATTATGGAGTTCTCTTTCGAGATACTGAACAATTATTGTTTAGTTTTTGGAAGAATGTAGTATTTGAATCTTTACAAGACTACTGTCAAGAACATAATCTTACACCCCCTAATCGTTGTACAGGGTTAAAGCCTGAAGGAACACAGACATTGCTTACTGGACATAGTGCGGGTTGGCATCCTCCTTATGCTAAATACTATATTCGTCGGATTACGATGGACCCTGGTACGGCTGTTGCACAAGCTTGTCTTGCTCTTGGTTATGAGGTTGTTCCTGGTCAGACTGATGTTGACCCAGAGACTGGAGTTCTACTTACAGACCCCTTTGACTCTCGTGTAAAGAATTGGCTTGTTGAAGTACCTATCTGTGTAGAAACTATTCCTGATTGGTTTGACCCAAGTAAGATTACTGCTTTGGCTCAATATAAATTCTGGATGCAAGTACAGAAATACTACACAACACATAATACCAGTAGCACGATTCTTCTTAAAGAAGAAGAGATTCCAGTATTAGCGAGTCAGATCTACCATGACATTGCTGAGAACGAACCTTATATGTCTACAGCTCTTCTTGCACGGGATGAGACGACATTCCCTCGTATGCCTTATGAGGTATGCTCGAAAGAAGAATTTGAACGTCGATATAACAATATTGACCGTACTACGGACTTCTACAGTCTTGTAGAGAAATATGAAACCCATAAGGATAGTTATGCTGGTCCTTCTGGTTGTGATTCTGATTTCTGTGAAATGAAGTAGTGATAAACCTAGGGGTATGCAATCAGACATACCCCTATATTTAAGGAGATAACCAAATGTATCATAAGGCTAAAACTGGTGAGACTCCAGCTATGACAGATAGTCATTTGCTAAATAGCATTAAGCTATTTTGTGAGAAGTTTAATGAGTCTAATATTTCTCTACCAGAATACGCCAAGTCTTTTTACCCAAATAGCGAGGACTTAGTAGAAAAAGTAGAAGCTTCTCGAAAGAAAATTACAGAGGATCTAATGCCTTATATCTTTTGGGCTATGTTACGCCCAAGTATTAAAGATGAAGTAATTTCTCTATTGTGGGAAACCTACGACATTGTAGATGATAAACCTCTATCTTTCTAGATTTTAGAATATGGCGAAAAAATATCTTTGCCCTAGTTGTAATGGTGATGGAACTATAGAGGAGTCTTATATAGTGGAAGTAAAAGTTACTCTTTCAGATGGTTTTACTTTTTATGAACCTGAGACAAGAACTAAAGTTATTTCTTGTAATGTCTGTTTTGGTGTTGGAGAAATTATTTGATGAATAAATCAGTTTACTCTAAAAAGAGTAAGATATCAGAAAATAAGTTGACTAAAAATATTCTTAATCCTAAATCTTTATTGAGAAAATATTATGTCTGAAGATATCTTTTTTCTTGCTTTATGCTTTTATAACTGCATTACAATGCTTGACTATTACCAGAATTCTTGGGATGAATCTCAGAGAAATCTTTTTCTATTTTGTTTGATTATTAGTGTTGGAGGAGCCTTCTATTTCTCTTTCGACATTCTTTACTTGTTAAATAGTGCATACTAAATATGACAAGGATTAAGACTTTTTATAAAAAGAATCCACGTAAGACTTTTGGATGTTCTCAATTACTTCGTGATGAATATATCTCTAAAGCTGACCCAGCTTGTGATGTTCATAGTTGTACTGAGTATTTAAGAATTCAAAGTACAAAGGTTTTAAGGCTACTTGACTTAAGGGAAGATAAAGAAAATTGGACAAGGACTCTTTCTAACTCTTATAAGTTTCTACATTGGGTAGAACAAAATATGAGTAGTCTAAGTGCTTTTTGTTTTAACAAAGGTGGAACAGATCATAACTATCATTTTAAGAAGAATGTTCTAGATTACTTAGTTAAAGCAAGAGAGGACTTTATTGAGTTTATTGTGACCAATGGGAATGAAGGTCAAACAAGCTCAGTAGATTTCTTCATTACAGACTATCGGTATGTAGAGTTTGATGAATGGAGAGTAAGAGCGAGAGACCTCGAAAGAGCTTATATTCGTTGGTTAAATGACCCTCGTGTAGTTCTTGATGCCTATACACAAGCAAGGCAGGGGTTACAGGAGAGTGACCTTGAACGAGGTTTTATGTCTGATCTTCTATCAGGGTTTAACCTTCGTATTGAATATAAGATTGTAAATGCAGAAATTCTAAACCATTTTAGTAATTTTATGTATTGGTTTATTCGATATCTTTGGGTACTTGACAACGGTACACAAGGTATTAAAGAATGGCAAATGACTTGTACTGAACTTGAGGTTGATTAATGCTTAATTTTGTATATGAACGTCTTTACCCTAATGTAATCACCCCTACTAAAGCACATGATAGTGATTTTTGTTACGATATTCGGGCTTATTTTAATCCACAACAACGACTTGATGTCCTATATCAAGCATCGACTGACACAACAATTAATGGACAAATCGCACCCTTACGAGAAGCTAACTCGGAAGAATTTTATATTGAGATTCCTGTGGGTTATCGTGTACTCATTCCAACGGGTATTAAAGGACAAGTAACCCCCTCACAGACATATATTGCTTGTAAGACTAACTTAGAAGATGAATCTCTTAGCTACCTACCTGTTACTTTTGGTTCTAAGCTTCATATTCGTTCAGGAGTAAGTTATAAGCGAGGTCTTGTACTTGTTAATTCTGTAGGAATTGTAGATTCTAACTTTCCTGAAGAATGGAAACTAATTATGACAAATATTTCTTCTACACCGATTAAGGTCTATCAAGGTGAGAAGATTGCACAAGTTGAGTTTGGATTTAGTCTAAATGTAAACTTTGTAGAACAGACAGTCATAGAGAAAGATCGTAAAAGTGGATTGGGGTCAACGGGAACATGAACTATCTTTGGTTGTTAGATCAGATTGCTATTCTAACTAACCAAAGAAACTATGACGTAATCCCACAAGAGTATAGCTCGAAAGAGAAATTCTTGTGGGACTGTCTATGTATTCTTTATGATGAACAGCTTTCTGATATTGAAAAAGAAAGAATTTTACAATCAGAATACTATCCTACTTTATTAAAGTTATTTCCTTTTATAACTATAAAGTCAGGTTTGTTTTCTTTTTACCTTACAAGATTACACACTCATACAAGGTTAAAGAAAATTAAGTATTGGCATTGTAAAAGTAATAAGACTTGTTCTTGTAGTATTGAAATCTAATATGTATCTATTTCTTGGCGAATCTGGTAGTGGTAAAACTACTGCTGCAAATACTTTAGCTGCTTTACTAAAAACAAAACTTGGTAAAGTTATCGTTTATCATCCTTTTGACTTAGGAAAACGATTTTTAGAAAATGTATATGGATTACAATCGGGGGATTTAGATAAAGCAGAAGTAAAAGAACGTCTTCTAATGGACTTAGAAGGTCATCCATTAGTATGGGGTGATGGACGAATTCCTAGTTATAGTGAATTGATGGTTGAAGAGTTTTTCTTTCGACAAAAAGTAGACCCTTATTTTTCGTCTCGATGTATTAAAGCTTTTCTAAAAGACTTACAACTGGAGGTAATTGCTGGAATTACTGAGGTGCTTTTTCATGGAGTTCGTAAGCCTGAAGAACTTAAGGTAATTTTAGATTTTTGTAAAAATAATTCAGAACGTTTGACTGTAATTAAGCTAAGTCGGAAGACAAGTAAAGCGAAAGAAAGTGATAAATATTTAGTTGATTTAGTAGAAATGTTAGTCAACGAAGGTATAACAGTTCATTCACTAATTAATGATGATGATATGGATGATTTGAAAGATAAGCTATCTAAGTTATTTCCTTATATTTACTTATCTGACTTATACAATAACCATATCTAAAGATTTTTCTAACTTTAGAATAAAGTCTAAATAATGGGGGCAGACAATTTCCTTATAATCTCTATCTAAAGTACTAGATAAGATTTGTTTTTGTTTGCCTTCTTTATTCTCTAAAATTACGTATCTCTTTGATTTACCCGTCAGTAGACTATTTATTTCTAAGTAGTCTATTACATACCAAAGAGTGTATTTATTGTCTATAAATGTTGTTTCTGAGTTCATAATATGATTCCTAATTCTTTACACCTCCCATATTTACCAATTAAATTGGTATTTTACGTTGATTGTAACACGAAACGACTTGTTAAGCCAAAATACGAAACTTTCTTAAAATATAATTCAGAATACATTGTTATTACTACTTAGGATTTTAATAAAACTAATAA